GTACAGGCACTGCGACGGTAGGGACACAGGACACCACGGGCAACATTGTAGCGACAGGGGCCGATAATCTGACGATGTTTGACACCCCGACGGTTAGCCAAGTTGACCCTAACGTAATGAACATAGGCACAGGGGTGGGCGGCACCAATACCACGGGAACTGTGGGTGTTAGCACCGGTTTCCCACTTCCTGAAGAAGGTGGGCCAATTACAGATGTGGGAGGGGGACGAATCGTTCCTCTTCCAGATTATCAATCGAGTTACCCATCTATTGAGGAACAGGTGGCAAACATCATTAGGGAATCTGAGAGTATGCTAGGCTCAAACTTTACGCCCATGCAAAAGCAACGAGCCATGGATGCGGGTAAAGCAAGAATAGCGGCCCTTGGGGTAACTACGCCTGGTGGAATTAGCGCAGGTCAAATTGCAGCGGGGGGCCAAATGAGTGGGGCTACCCGCCTCTTGGACCTTGATACCGAAGCCACCGTTGATGCGGTCCGAGGCAACATCCAGCGGGAGTATCAGCCGGAGTTTAGTGCAGACACCCCGTACATGGAAGAAGAAGACACCGTGTACACCTTTAACCAAGGGGGCCCTGTTTCAGAGCCCACGAGTCCTTACAAAGAATTTACTATGTCGTTAAGCACGGGCCCTAATGACATTGCCATGCAGAAGCGGCAACAGGGCGTTCAAAACATGATGAATTCCCGAGCGGGGATTATGCCAAGCAATAAAATGCTATCTGCTTTAGATCGTATTATGGGAAGAAACCAAAATGGCTGAAGAAAACGATCCGATTACGTCGATGGTTGAAAGACTAGACCCTATGACTGAACTCTCGATTGAAGAGCAGGTTGAGATTGCAGTGCCTAATTCATTAAGGGCCAAAGAGATAGATAGCTCTACCGTTGAGATTATAGCGGAAGAGGACGGCAGTGCTACGGTGGACTTTGATCCGCAGCCTGAAGTTACGGTAGACGAGGGAGATTTTTACCGCAACCTAGCCGAGGAGCTAGATGATACGGCCCTTGGAACTTTAGCCAGCGAATTAATGGGTCAGTATGAGAATAACAACGAAACACGTAAAGATTGGCGGGACAACTACGAGAAAGGGCTTCAGCTTCTTGGCTACAAGTATGAAGACCGCACAGAGCCTTTCAAGGGCGCAAGCGGGGTAACGCACCCGTTGTTGGCAGAAGCTGCCACCCAGTTCCAAGCACAAGCCTACAACGAGCTTTTACCGCCAGACGGCCCTGTCCGCACGGTGATAATGGGTGCGATAGACAAAGAAAAAGAACAACAGGCCCATCGTGTCAAAGAGTTTATGAATTACTACTTGATGAACGTGATGCAGGAGTACACCCCTGAGTTTGATCAGATGTTGTATTACCTCCCCCTTGCCGGATCGGCGTTTAAAAAAGTGTACTATGATGCCGCGTTGGATCGACCGGTTTCGACGTTTATTCAGGCAACGGATTTGGTTGTGCCGTATGAAACGTCTAACTTAGAAACCTGTCCTATTATTACTCATCGGATTGATATGAGCGTAAACGACTTGCGTAAGCAGCAGGTTGCAGGGTTCTATCGAGATGTGGACATTGTACCGAGCAGTGCGACACCCAATGAAGTAAGAAAGGAAATGAATAAGATTGAAGGTGTTGAGCCGTCTCAAGGCAACTATGACACCACTATTCTTGAGTTTCACGTGGAACTGGACTTAGACGGCTTTGAGCATACGGATGAAGGAGGCGAAGCGACGGGCATCAAACTGCCGTATATCGTCACCATTTGCGAAGACATGAGCACTATTTTGTCTATTCGTCGAAATTATTTAGAAGACTCTGAAGAGTTTCTAAAAATAGAATACTTTATCCACTATAAATTTTTACCTGGATTTGGTTTCTATGGGCTGGGGCTTATTGACACTATTGGCGGATTAGCTACTACGGCAACAGCTTCGTTAAGGCAGTTGATAGATGCAGGAACCCTGTCTAATCTTCCAGCAGGGTTTAAGGCGCGTGGCCTACGGGTCAGGGATGATGCCGATCCATTGCAGCCTGGTGAGTTTAGAGATGTAGATGCTCCAGGAGGAGTCATACGAGACAGCTTAATGCCTTTACCTTTCAAAGGTCCGGATACCGTATTGTTTCAACTGTTAGGGTTTGTAGTTGATGCCGCACAGCGGTTTGCGACGATTACGGATATGAAGGTTGGAGATGGCAATCAGAACGCAGCGGTAGGCACTACAGTTGCTATGCTGGAGCAAGGTGCTCGAGTAATGAGTGCTATTCATAAACGTTTGCATTATGCCATGCGCAAAGAGTTTAAGATTCTTGCTCGAGTGATGCATGAGTTTTTGCCGCAGGAGTATCCGTATGATGTGGCGGGTGCAACACCTCAGATTATGGCGCAAGACTTTGATGATCGAATTGATGTTGTGCCGGTGTCTAATCCTAATATCTTTTCGCAAGCACAGCGTATTGCTTTGGCGCAAAGTCAATTAGAATTGGCGGCTCAAGCTCCTGATCTACATAACTTGCCAGAAGCTTATCGTCGAATGTACGAAGCATTAGGCGTAAGGGACATAGATAGCATTTTAAATGCGCCAGAATTAGACGCTCCAAAGCCTAAAGACCCTGCGCAAGAGAACGTAGACGCTTTAGATGGCATTGATCTAAAAGCATTTGAAGGTCAGAACCATCAAGCGCATATTGCGGCGCATTTAGTGTTTATGGCTTCCGGTGTGGTGCAAGCATCCCCTCCCGTTGCCGTGGCATTGCAGAAGCATATTATGGAGCACGTAAAATTAATGGCTCAAGAGCAGGTAATGACGCAATTTATGCAACAAAACCAAGGTCAAGAGCCTACAGAAGAGCAAGTTATAAGCATTGAAGCCGAAATATCGCAGGTTATTGCCGATAAGATTGCGGAAGTGCGTATGATGAGCCAAAATATCATGGGTCAAGGTCAAGCAGAGGGCCCTGATCCTCTCGTTGCGCTTAAAGAACAAGAATTAGGCATAAAAGAACAGAAAACGATGGCAGATATTGCCAATGATCAAGCTAAGTTTGGATTAGAAGAACAAAAACTTAGTGAAAGAAGCCGCCAATTCGACGATAGGCTAGAATCGCAGGAAGGTCAGACGGCTGCACGTATTAATGCGTCAAATGATCGCGAAATGATGAGACTACGACAAAAAGAAGGAGAAACACCATGAAGAGAACAGTCAGAACGAACGGCTCTACCCCTCCAAATCCGCCCAAAGCGTCGAATAAAGAGGTAATTCAAAGCCAAGGTAGCGTGCCCTTTGGTAATTACAAGGAAGTACCTACGCCAAACACGGCCAAAGGCACAGTAACTACCGGAACGTGTCGAGGCATGGGTGCAATGCTTCGCGGTGGTAAGTTTACTATCAATTAATGGCGGCTAATGACGACGAAGAAGATCTCTTATTAGCTGACGGCCTTGATGCTGCTTTTATAGGCACGGTAAAACGTCCCAATCAGCTCAACATTGCTGTTTATGACAAAGACAAGTGTATAAATATACTTGCAGAAGAAATGCCTTACGAAGAAGCAGTAGAGTATTTTGAATTTAACATTGCGGGGGCATGGGTAGGCGAACGCACCCCTATTTTTGTAGATTTAGAGGAAGAGTACTTATGCCTTTAAAAAAAGGTAATGCTAAAAAAACAGTAAGCGGTAATGTTAAGAAGTTACGTGGTGAAGGGTATCCGCAGAAGCAAGCGGTAGCCATTGCGTTAAATACTGCGGGAAAAAGTAAAAAAAAGGTGCGCAAAAAAGCATAAGTATATTACTATACGCAATAATATCGGACTTATGGGGTATGTTGTGGATATGGACGTAATAGGTTTAGTGCAGTTTATACAAGGTACGGTAAAAGACAGACGCGCAAACGTTTTAAATCATTTAGAAGGAAGCGGCATTAGCACTATGGAGCAGTATCAGCACTGCATGGGGCAATTGTCGGCATTAAGCTACATCAACCAGGAACTCTCGAACCTGCTAGAAAAACAGGAGCAATAGGTATGAAATCAGCAACGGACACGGTGCCTACACCGGAAGAACGTGTACAAAACTCTTACGTTACACCCGAAGAGCGTGTGTTAGATCCTAGTAAGCTAGACCTTTCCGCAGTAGAACGAATGCCACAACCGGCTGGCTGGCGCATTCTAGTGCTTCCTTATCGGGGTAAAGGCAAAACGGAAGGGGGTATTCTTCTTACGGATCAAACGATTTTAGAAGATCAATTACAAACGGTCGTAGGGTATGTGGTTAAGCAGGGTCCTTTGGCCTATGCGGATACTGAAAAGTTCCCTTCAGGTCCGTGGTGTAAAGAAAAGGATTGGGTTATTTTCCCGCGTTATGGCGGTACTCGTTTTAAGATTGAAGGTGGTGAGGTTAGGATCATCAATGATGATGAAATCATAGCCACTATTGAAAATCCTGACGATATACTAAGCCTATAGGGGACTAAAACCATGTCAAAAAATGAGCATAAAGCCGAAGACGGAAATGTAGATCTTGATTTTGAGGGCTACGAGGAGACTGAGATAGAGCTGCCAAGTAAAGCGGAAGACTCTGAGGTTGAATCTCAAGTTGAAGTAATTGAAGAACAAAAAGTAGAAGTTAAAAACAACGACGACGAGCACGCAGAGCATAGTGAAAGCGTAAAAAAACGTATCAGTAAGCTTACTAAGAAAATGCGCGAAGCCGAGCGACGAGAACAAGAAGCTGTAAATTATGCACAAAGCGTAAAAGCTGAAGCAGATCAGCTAAAACAAAGGGTAAATACGCTAGATCATGGCTATTTAAACGAGCATGGCGGTCGAATAAAAGCGGAGCAAATACAAGCGCAAGAAGATTTAAAGAAGGCTATGTTGGAAAACAATCCAGATGCCTTAGTAGAAGCGCAAACTAAAATAGCTCAATTAGCTGTTTCTGCTAATGAGTATGCTAAAGCGTCCAGACAGCAAGAAATGAGGACGCAACAGGCCCAAGCTCAAGCTCAACAACAGCAACAAGCTCCACAACAGGCTCCACAACAGGCTCCTGCAACTCCTGCGCCTGACCCAAAAGCAGAAGAATGGGCTTCGCGTAATGATTGGTTTGGAAAAGATGAAGCGATGACTTTTGCGACATTTGGTATACATAAAAAAATGGTCGAAGAAGAAGGGTTTGACCCCAGAAGCGATGACTATTATGATGAGCTAGATCATAGATTAAAAGAAAACTTCCCTAATAAAACAGGGGCACCTAACGGAAGCAGCAGAAGACCCGTCCAAACTGTTGCTAGTAGCTCCCGCAGTACAACACAAGGACGCAGTAAGAGCACTAAGGTTAGACTCACCTCAAGCCAAGTAGCAGTAGCTAAAAAATTGGGTGTGCCACTAGACGAATACGCGAAATACGTCAAACAATAGGAGAATAAAATGTCATCAACTAAAAAAGGTTTTGAGGGCACTAATACTCCTCGCGCAGCAAGCACTAGAGAGAAAACTTCAAAGCGAAAGCCTTGGGCCCCTTCCTCTAGTTTAGATGCACCACCTGCCGAAGACGGTTACAAGCACCGTTGGATTAGAGCGGAAGCACGAGGTTTTTCAGACACTAAAAACGTGTCTGCACGGTTAAGAGAAGGTTACGAATTAGTTCGTGCCGATCAACATCCGGACTTTGAAGCTCCCGTAATAGACTCAGGTAAATATGAAGGTGTTATAGGGGTTGGTGGGTTATTGTTAGCAAAGATTCCAATTGAAACTGTGAAAGAACGAAATGCATACTATCAAGGCCGAGCTTCGGACTTGCAAGAAGCAGTTGATCAAGATCTTATGCGAGAAAACGCCCACAATTCAATGTCGATCACTAAACCGGATCGACAAACGCGTGTACAATTTGGTGGTCCTCGAAAAGAGTGACCTTTTAAGGAGAAGAACTAATGGCAAATCAAGAAACAGCCTATGGTCTACGTCCTATTGGTTTGGTGGGAAGCGGTGCTAACTCTACTGGTATTACTGAGTATGAAATAGCCTCAAATAACACTAACGCTATTTTTAATGGTGAAATTGTTGTGCCATTAACTACAGGATTTATAGATCAAGCAGGTGCTACTAACGGTGGCACAACTCAAGCACTAGGTGTTTTAACTGGTGTTTTATATCACGATTCTGTCCAGAAAAAGCCTGTGTGGATTAATTACTGGCCTGGATCAAACGGCGTAAGCGTAGACACAAATCACCCTGTCCGTGCTTATGTTGCAGATAACCCTAACCAGCTATTCCAAATAGCTTCCGACGCAAGCACAACAAACCGAGCAACTGCGCAAGGTCTTGTTTTTGCTAACACGGATCTAGGTACTTCTGCCCGTACAGGATCTACCGCAACGGGTTCATCTATTTCACAAATGAGTGTGGCAAATGCAGCAGCGACTGCTACGCTTCCACTACGCATTGTTGGAATTGTAGATGACGTTGCAAATAGCGACTACACTGTAGCGGGTATCCCGTTTATAGTGCGGTTAAATGCTCACTTTAACGCCGGTACACGTAGTTTTGATTCACAAACTACTGCCGACTCAACCGGACTTAACTAAGGAGGCCGACAATGACTATTTCTAGAGC